CAATTGCACCGTTATATCACCAAATTTGGGGATGAACGAATTCTCGCTGGTGATTACTCGAAGTATGATCTCCGGATGCCGTCCCAGTTGGTTCTTGCCAGTTTTCGCATTCTTATTGATCTTGCGAAACTCAGCCCTCATTATACTGCTGATGACATCGTTGTGATGGAAGGTCTAGCGTCAGAAATTGCATACGCTTATGTGGCCTTTAACGGTGATTTATACCAAGCACTTAGCGGAAACCCATCTGGGAATTCTGCTACGGTATTCATTAACAGCATGGTGAACAGTCTTTTGTGCCGGATTGCATTGTATTATGTGATCCTGAAAGAGAAGGGTGTTAAAGTGCCGGACTTCAATAAATTTGTGAACCTGATTACTTATGGAGATGATTTTTGCGGTTCCGTTTCTAGCGAGTACCCCGAGTTCAATCATATTTCAATGGCAGCGATCTTGGCCGAATCCAACATTATTCTTACTATGCCGGACAAGACAGCTACGCCCACTCCCTACATGACAATTGAGAGTGTTGATTTCTTGAAACGGAAGTCGCGATTTAATGCCGAACTTGGTCAATTCGTCGGCGTACTCGAAGAGGATTCTATATTTAAATCACTACATTGCCAGATGAAGAGCAAGGACTTAACCCTTCAAAATATCGCCGCCCAGAATATAGATGGAGCCCTTAATTCGTGGTTCTATCACGGTAAAGAAGTATTTGAAATGAGGCGTGCCCAAATGAAGGAAGTGGCTGAACGAGCTGATATTGACCACATGGTCCGCACTTTAAATGTGGATTATGAAACGCGAGTTGTGGATTGGAAGGCGGTGCATGCCCCAACCGATACACCTGGCGACAGTGATTCTGTTGCCCAACTCTAGGCGGGTGGTTCCGTCCGCATTATGCACTTTCTGGATTGTGCGTCTAATCCAGAACTGTACTAGTTTGGGGGCTACTATAAAAGCTCATCCCTCCGCCCGCTGGCACTGCGGGCGCTACGCGAAAAGTGTTATTAATAGGAAAGGTTACCACGTGCTCTTGAACCACGCAGAGCTCGTAGGCATCCCATTAATACTTGTGGTAAAAACGATATCATGTAATCAGTACACGCATGCTATCTAGAAACAAATACTGGAAACAACACAAGATACACACCAAGATACAAATTTACGAACAGAAAATGTCGAATTCGCAGATGCCGTTGATACATGGCATACAGCAATTCCATCAGAACCAGGTGACACATTTTCAATAGGACAACCAGACACTCTCTCTGTCCAGGACTTTTTAGCAAGACCCATCCGTGGTCCCACTTTTCTGTGGGCGGTTGGGAATACTTTTGATGTAACTATTAATCCCTGGAACCAATTCTTTAATAACAAGAGAGTAGTCAACAGAATTTGCAATTACAATTCCATTAGAGCTACGTTACACATGAAATTCGTGATAAACGGATCCAGCTTCAATTACGGAAAAGTACTTGTGTACTACACACCAATGCGTGCCTTTGATCGATTTAGCAACGTACATTACGCTATCGACAGGGAACAGAATCTTATCTCCTTTTCGCAAAGGCCCAACATCATGTTGGATGCCTGCGGTGCTCATGGAGGTACCCTGACCATGCCTTTTATCTATCCTACTGATTCCATATCCATTCCCACAGGAGATTGGGGGAATCTTGGAACTATAGGACTAAAGACTTTTACTCAACTGAAACACGCCAATGGAGGTACTGACCCGATAGAAATACATACTATTATCTGGGCAACTGATGTTACCTTAATTGGCTCTACTTCCCAACCACCTGCAAATTTGGTGGCCCAATCTGGAAGTGAGTATACTGGCATGGTTTCCAGTAAGGCATTGATTATTGAAAAAATGGCTGGGATGCTAGAAAAAGCACCCTATATAGGACCATGGGCAATGGCCACGCAGACCCTTGCTGGACAAGTTGGCGCAGTAGCGCGAATGTTCGGCTTTAGCAGACCAATAGTCCCAGAACAACCTATGAGAATGATCCCGTCTATCTATCCAAATATAGCCAATTCCAATGTGCATGATACTGCCATGAAATTGACGCTAGATGTGAAACAAGAGAATACAGTAGATACTAGAGTCTTAGGATTAGCTGGTGAGGATGAAATGACTATTTCCTCAATAGCTAAGAGACAATCGTACCTCACTCAATTTGGATGGGGCCAAGCGAACGCCACGGATGCACGTTTATTTACTTGCAGGGTTACACCCTTCTTGTATAGCTTATCCGGTTATCCGTCGCCAGACAATTCGGCAATCGTTCAACAGGGGCTTGTCCCAACAGCCATGTGCTTTGCTGCGCTCCCTTTCAACCGGTGGCGAGGAACCATTAAATTCCGGTTTATGATCGTAGCAAGCCCTTACCATCGTGGAAGATTGATGGTGAGATTTGACCCAAGAGCGTTCATTAGTCAAGAACTCAACATTAATGAAACGCTGATTGTTGATATAGAGGACACACATGATTTTGAGGTGTCCGTCGGATGGTCTCAGCCACAGGCATATTGTAATTCGCCTACGCTGACTAACGCAGGTAATGTGTTACCATTCGACACGACCGTGAGATTACTAGCAGATCCGCTAGCAAATGGTTTGATAGAAGTTTCTGTTCTTAGCCGATTAACATCTCCTAGTACAACAGTACCCAATGACATTCGTGTATTGGTATTCGTTTCAGCAGGGGATGATTTTGAGGTTTTGGGACCAGAAGATCACCATTTACAACGCGTGTCGTTCTTTCCACAATCGGGAATGGAAGAAATGAAGGACTGCGAAGACAGCCCAATTTGTGCCATGAAGAAGTATACATTGTCACCATCTCAGCCAGCGCGGCAGATACAAGCTATCTACGATGGAGACCCGATCACATCATTTCGACAAGTACTGAAACGTTACAATTACCACGATTGTTACACTTACAATATACTTGATTGGGCACATATCAAGATCACCACCTCGGATTTTCCTAGATACAGAGGTCGTGTGCAGAATGGGATCGATGCCACTCTCAGTAGTGCAACTCCCCCAGTAAGGATACCAATCAACGCTTGTCGAATGACGTTACTTAACTTTCTCACCCCTGCATTTACTTGTCGCACGGGCGGGATAAGGCACATGTACGTTTTCCCAAAAGGTTCCAACCCCACGTGGGGTGGACCACACACGGTCTCGCGA